ATAGAGGTGGAGCTTGGATAAATTCTAATGAAGTAGACCTCGCTGAAGCAAATATTACTGTAGTAAATGTGGCAACACTATATTCAACCAGTAGTGCGGTAATGAATAAAGTTGATATTGTAGAAGCAAATGTAACAGTAGCGAATGTGGCAACACTATATTCAACCAGTAGTGCGGTAATGAATGATGTTGATATAACTAAAGTTGATATTGGAGAAGCTAATGTTACAGTATCCAATACAGTAACTACTTGGATTACTGATTATCTTTGTGTAGAAGCGGGAGGATATGGAGCATATATTAATAGTAAACTTCATACTCCTGAAGCAAATATAACAGTAGCGAATGTTTCTACAGCATATGTTACAAATAAAGCAACAGTACAAAATTTAGATGTAGATGTTCGACTTGCTGGTAGTCCAGCCCCCGTCGGGATGGGATGTGTTCCTGAAGCGAATATAGCGGTTGCTAATATTGCGACGTTACATATTACAACTGATTCAACTATAGCGACTGCGAAGATTTCAGATTTAACTGACGGTAGAGTTGTTTTAGCGGGAACTAGTGGTGAATTGGAAGATAGTACAAATCTAACTTTCGATGGAACTGTTCTCACTTCAACTGAAGTAACTACACCAGAAGCAAACATTACTGTAGCAAATGTAGCAACATTATATGTAACTAGTCAAATTGATAAACTTGACATTGCGGAAGTTGACATTGCGGAAGCTAATGTTACTGTAGGAAATGTGGCAACATTATATGTTCCAGGAGATGGGGGACCAACTAATCTGGCCCTCAACGTTGGGGATGGAGCAATCACAATAAATACAGATGACTTCACGACATCATTAAGTGCGAACGCTACTTTACAGGGAACAACTCAAATAACTCAATTAAATAGTAGTACCGTAACTGAAAGTGGTATTACGGTCGCTCAATATGGTGGTGCATTGGGTACACCCACAAACAAAGTATGGGCAAATTCATCCGGATTACACTATCAAACAAAACAACTTGCAGGAACTGATGACGCAACAGCTTTGGCAATAGCATTAGGATAAAATATGGCAAACACATTTAAAGTTAAAACTGTACAGAATGTACCAAATACATCAGCATTTGTATATCAATGTCCAGATGACACTACTGCGGTGGTATTAGGAATGTTGGTTTCAAATACAAATGCTACAGCGGATTTGACCTGCACAGCGAATATGATAACAAATACAGCAGAAACAAAGGACGTTAGTGGTGGAGGTGTTACTGAAACTAATTATGATACTTGTCTTTTACCAGCAGTACCAATTCCTAGAGCAACGTCTTTAGAACTTTTTTCTGGACAAAAGATAGTATTACAAGCAACAGATGGAATAAAAATAAAATCTAGTATAACAGGATTATCTATGGATGTAACATTAACATTAATGGAAATGACGTAAAATGAATTATTTTGGACCACATCATTCATCAGGGCAAAATCAATTAAGATTTGCTGCACCTATCGCTAATACTGATCACGGTATTACAGTAGGACATTGTGATCATGATGGTACGGGAACTGGTCATATTATGACAGCAAATACGACTGGAGTATTTTTAGCAAATGCTCATATTATAGGAGATTTGACGGTAACGGGAACAACAGTGTCTGGTGGAACTTCAGAAGAAACTGTTCTTGTAATTGAAGCTGCTTCAGCTCCAACCCCGACTACAAATTCATTATATAATTTATCACCAGGGCCTCCTAGTGGTGGATTACACTTTCACGGAGTTAAAATATTAACTGGAACACTTACTGATAATAGAATTCCTATTGTAGATGGTAATGGACTTTTGGAAGATACTTCAAATTGGACTTACACTGCGGGTTCTCCTAATGAAGTGTATCTTAATGGAGATATGAGTGTAACGGGTGATGTTATTACAGAATCTAATTCTTCTGATGGTAGATTAAAAGATGTTCATTGCACTATTGATAATGGATTAGAGAGATTAAAACATATAAATCCAGTAGAATTCAAATGGAATAAAAAAGCACAAGATGAATTTGGGGCGGATGATGAAATGCATACCGGTTTAATAGCACAAGAAGTGGAAAAGGTTTTACCAGATATTGTAAAAAAGTCTTCTTGGAGCCGTGATTATAAGGCGATTAAATATGAGAGAATGGTTCCATTATTATTATCTGCTATTAAACAATTACAGAAAAAGGTTGATTCTTTAGAGGCTCAATTAATGATTGGAAAATAATATATGAAACAACAATTAAAATTTAGTCCAACATTAAGTGATATGGCTTTTCCTATGATTGAAGTGGACGCCGATACTGTAACCGTAAAAATGTTTATAGACGTTTTTAAAGGTGAGGATGGACCTATAGATCCTGCGGCAACTCCACCGATTAATCATTTTTATGCTAATAATTGTTCTGAACATTATGTTATGCAAAGACATAATGTAAGAATAAATGAGGGGGATACTTATGATATTTTTAATGGAGATATTTGGTCAGATGATTCAAATAAACAAGGGAGATGGTTTAAATTTGTTGGTGGAGCACAAATTAAAAGAAATGCGGACAAGACAGGAATAAAACTTCTTACTACAGTTTTTGATAGAAATGAGGAAAGTCCGGATGAGGGATTTGAAATAGGACCCAATATGCCTGAATGGCAAGATTGTTCAATGTGGGCATTTGATTATAGTTTCGCTGGTCAAAATTTTTATACTCCATACAATTTATTTTTGGAAACAAAAGCAAGTCATTCTACAGGTTATAGATATGAAGCCAGAAGAAATTTTGTTTATAAACCAGTAATAACTGTAATGCAAGAAGGAAAAACATATTATTCTACGTCTGAACATCAAAAAAGAATGGTGGGAATGTTTTTATTTGATAAAGATGATGCCTTTACTAATGCGTCATTCTATGTTAAAACATGGGGAAAACCATTATATCAAAAAACAGAAACAGGATGGACAGCCTCTGAACTAGAACAAGCAGAAGATGCATTTAATACATTTTATAAACCAGAAGGAACCTTTTCTAAGTATTATAGACAAGACCATACATTATTGAATTATCAAACCTTACCGACACCTACTATATATGTGAATATTCCAGAAACAATTATTAGAGATGATATTGTTAAAGGTAATGTTTCATTATTAGACTTGGATGATGTGTTACTAATGGAGGATGGAGATATTTTAATTACAGAGGGAATGGATGAATCTTCAATAAGTTTACTTAGACAGGTGGATGAGTCACTTCAAGTTGATGGTGAACCAGAATCAAGCAAAATATTAAACAAAGATGTTTCAGTATATGTAAAATCCAATATGGGATATTTGGGAAAAAATAAAATTGAGTTAATTAACGGTAAGGGATCATTTTATTTCAGGGCATTAGATTTAGAAGTGGATGATGAAGTTAAATTAAAGATAGGATTTAAAACTTTTAGTAATGTAACTGAACAAAATATAAAAGTTATTTTGGGAGCATAAATGGCATTTTTTATAGGAGATAATTGTTGGGTTGATCACCCACTAACTACTTTAATGATTAATTTTAAAGAAGTGATTCATGATAATTTTGAAACGTTTTCTGATGAGACCTGGAAATGTAAACCAAAAGTTATTGCACATTTAAAAGTATATGGAAATCCAGTAGGAGGATTTTTAGGGGAACAACAGATGTGTGGCCGAGGTAGCGGTTATAATTTCAATTATCAATGTACTAAATATGTTGATGCAACAAACAAAGCTGGATTTTATTGGGATGGTCTTTCTAGTGGGTTTGAATGGTGTTGGAGTGAGCAACGTGATTGTGGTGCGGCGTGTTCAGGATGTATATGTCATTTTTGGAATTCAATGACCAGTACTGGTAATAACGGGGCATTCTTCTTTGAACCAATCTGTAATCATCAAACTCAAAATGTTGGAGGATCTGGTTCAATACGTGGAGATTATCAAGGTAGTCAATTGTATGATAAGTATAACGGTGCTTGGATGGTGGGTATATGTTTACATTAGGAGCAAAACAATAAATGGCATTTTATGTAGGTAGTAAAAAAGTTATTTCTAAACAAATGTTTATGGATGCATCCGGTAATACGAATAATGATGGTTCAAATGTTACCGCCTGTGTATATCCTGGAGAAACATTTGGAGGATGTGGTGGAATAATGGCTACTAATCCTGGTGGTTGTTCCGGTTCAGTAGTCTTAGAACATTCAGGTGGATGTGATCTGCCGGCAGGAGGAGGCCTTGATAAATATCCATTTTTTTGTGAACATGTTGGGAAAAAAGGTCCAACGCAAGATCCTGGGTATACTGGTAATCAAAATTGGGGCACGGGTAATCTCGACTGTCAATCACATTGGCACTTTTGCGATCAGTGTATGCCACCCAGGCAGTGTCAAGCTGATGGAAGTAGATGTTTATCTCATGTTATTTTTGGTTTTGGTCAATCAGAATATAGATCAGGAATGTTGGGAATTAATGGACATTGGGGAGAAGGTGGAGCAGGATTAAATGCAACTCATAGTGCTGGAAGTTTAAGAACAAGTATGGTGTACACGGAGGGAGCACATAATGGAACAAATTATTGTTATCCTCATGGTGATGAATTTATTTGGGATATGGAACGCTGTTGTGAAAGAGCATTCATAGGTGTAACTGGCTGGAACAGCGGGAGCGTGGTATGTACTCAGCGGACAAATCAAGTTGCACATAACTTATTTGAGGGCAACAACACGTTGGGGTATGGGAGAAATTGGCATACTGCTAGTTTAGATGGAACTGTTGGTAATGGTGGATATCTAGAAGTAAATCATCAGCCGGGGAACAACGCGAGTGGTGTTGGGATTCGTTACCACTGCACTTGCTTCTCAGATTGGTTTTGTACTGATGGAACTGGTAAAAATAAATTATGGGGATGTACAAACTGGGCTGCAGGGCCTGGTAGATTTGATGGAGATGGACAGGTGGGTACGGGGGAATATCCAGCCGGCTGTTGGATTTTTCCTCATTATTTCACTTGGTCTGGTGAACCAATTTGTAAAAGAGGATTTATGATAGGTATGGGCTGGGAAGCAGATTTTGCAAGTTGTGATCCTGGGTCAGATAGAAGAGGTAAGGTATTAAATTCGATAATGTTAAGGTGTGAAAATAATATGGGATTCATGGATGGCTGCGCGATAGATTATTGGTCAGGAGAATATTGTTGTTCCGGAGGATGTAATGGTACGATTAATGGTCACGCTAGACACGCAGGAGGATATGGAGAAGGTTCAGCTTTGTCATTTGTGACAGCGAAACAGGGTATTACTTGTGTATGTTTTAGTTAAAGGATAAATTATGGCGTTAAAATTTGGATCTAAGTCAGGAAAGCAGGGTGCGGGGTACGGCTCGCCCAACAGAATGCATGGAATGGAAGTACAATCTGATGGGTCGATAGCAATCTCTGCCAGTATGATTGATCCCATGTCAATTCCTGGACATTATGTTGCATCAAACTGGTTTATTAATTCTGTATATATTAATAATACCGCAGGAGATGGTCAAACTAATCAAACGGGAAGTGGATTAAGATTTTATAATGTTAACAAAATGGGTATTTCGACGGGTGAAGGTGGTGGAAGACAATTAAGATTCGAATATACACAAAATTGTAACTGTAAGTGTAAATGCCAATGTAAGTGTAAATGCAAGTGTAAATGCAAATGCAAATGTAAGTGTAAATGCAAGTGTAAATGCAAATGTAAGTGCAAGTGCAAATGTGCGTGTAAATGCAAGTGCAAGTGTAAGTGTAAATGCGCGTGTGCATGTTGGAGTGATGGAAGACTCAAGGAAAATGTTGAAGGAATGGATAATGGTTTAGAAAAAATAAAACAGATCCAATCCATCATGTTTAAATATAATGAGAAGGGTGTAGAATTTCAAGATGGAGAAGTTAATGAAAAAGATGCAGATGTTCAAGAATTGGGATTTATGGCTGAGGAAATAGAACAAGTATTTCCTGAAATGGTTGATATGGTTGAGGTGGAAGATAAACAATATAGAGCGGTAGCATATGTAAAAATGATACCTGTATTATTGAATGCTATTAAAGAATTGAATAAAAAGGTTGAAGATATAGAAAATAAGGAGTAAATTATGAATGTGATGATGTTAGATAATTATAGTATTAGAAAAGCTAATATTGTAATTTATAATGATTGTTTTTCTCTTGAACAATGTGACGAAATACAAGAGTTACAAAAAGGAAGAGATGTAATTCTATCAAATGATGATGAAAGTTTTTTATTAAATTATAAACATGGAAAGAGTTTATATTCTTATGAGAAAGTTATTTTAGATGATACAATACATATAAAGCAAGAAGAAGATAATCAACCAAAAAATGAAATTGAAATAAGGGCATTTGAATCAACTCTTCCTAATAGTTTAGAAGACCATTTAATGAGTTATATTTTTGATGCAAATGTGAAAGTATTTGGTTATGAAATTTGGGGAATGGAAAAAGATCCAGAAATACTTACATTTAAAAAAGATGATTTTTTTGGATATCATGAAAATATGTTATGGTATAGTGAAGAAGCAAATGATAGAAAATTGACGGGATATGTATATTTGTCAGACCATAATAAATCAGAAGGTGGAGAATTATTATTTGATAAAAATCAAGACATATCTTCTCCTTTAGGAAATTATAATCTTAGGGGAAATTTAGTAATCTTCCCGTCTTTTTTATGTTATTCTTTTAATAAAATTAAAAGCGGATTTTTACAAGTTCTTGCTTTTGATATCATTGGTCCAAAATTAAAGTGAGGTAATTATGTTATATGATCATATTGTTTTTCCTGGTGCGGTAGAAGAAATTGTAGATGAAATGTCAATGTCAATGGGAGACTTACAATCCAAAGGAAATGCATCTTCAGGTGCTGGTAAAAATGTTGAAGTTGATTGGTATGGTGGAGGTTATGTAAGTAATATTGAAGAAAATGTTTATTATTATTTTAAAAGAGCGAATTCTCTAAATTTTGGATATGATATATCCTATACCGAAGCTGTAAGGTGGGAGAAATATTCAAAAGGTGGAAGTTATTCAGTAAGAAAAGAATTGAACCATTTTTATCAAAATCATCTTGATAGAAAATTGGTTGCTGTAGTAAACATGAATGATCCCTTTGATCCAAAGGAAAGGGGAGGGAATATAGTTCTTTATGAATCAACTAGAAAAAGAACAAGCCTTGATGATATTTTTTATCAGAAAAAGGGGGCGATAGCAGTTTTTAACGTATTCACAGGATATGAAATAGAAGAAGTTAAATGTGAAGAGGGATTATCTTACTTATTCTGTTTCTGTGTGGGAGACAAATGGCGATAAACAATATAGCAATATTAGGAAATACTTTAGAAGCAAAATTAGAAGCATTAACGATGCATCTTGGTTGTCCTAATGTTACTACTACAATTTATACAAATGGGCAGGAATATGAGAATCATGTAATGGTCCCTATTCAATATCCAATGTGTTGTCCTGGAACAAGGTATTTGAATGAATATATCGGAATTAAAACTCAAGATCTATTTGAAAATACCAATACCACTGTGGCGATGGGTCAAAATTGGCAACACAATGATAATGGTATTGTTTCTAATGTTTATATAACAATGGTAAGTAATGTATTTCCTCTTATTATGACTCATTATCAATGTATAGTAAAAGGATTTCATGTTGATGCAGATGAAAATGAACAAATTCGATTATTTTTTGAATGGATGAAATACAAATATCCAAATGAGTATTATTCTATTTTGGATATATGGACATGGTTTTCTGCAGAGAGATTTCATAATACACCATCTCAAGAACATTTTTTTAATATGGAAAATGCAGTTATAAATTCAGCTCCTGATTATGGAGATTTTAATTGGGCTCATGCAATGCCGACATGTTATGATTTGGATGGAATTGTGACATTATTAGATGCTAGAATTGCGGAATTAAATATTTCTATTGTTACAGACGCCATTGAAAGCTTTACTATTGAACAAAAATCTCCGGATTTGGGTGCTGGTATTCGAGAGGAATCTTTTAATTGGAAATCATTAGATACTTATGAAGAACAAAATTTTAATGATGATTTGTTCGCAAAAGATTGGAAAAATATTACACACTTAACAATTGGTGGAACTGATATAGAGGTTGATTTTGTAATTGATACTGGATGTGATCATGCACAAATGACAAGTTTTATAGAATCTGATGAAGATTTGACAGAAATAAATTCAACAATGCCTTGGACACAATATCGAGAATATGAATCTTCACGACATGATATGAGTTCACATGCGGTATATCAAGTTGATGGAATTCCAAATGGTGCGAGAGTTCATGAAGTTTATCGAAATAAAACGATGCATAAAGAGTTTCAAATAACAGATTCAAATTGTGATTCTGTTACTGGAAGTCATGCAGGAGAATTTCTTGCGGGAGCAAAGGATAATATTAATACAGTTTCTTTAAGTGGAAGAAATGTACAAGATAGATTTATTATAAATGACAAATACAATTCAAATTATATAAGACTTGATATTAAGAGACAAGGATTAAATCCTGTGATGTATGAAGAATTATCAAATGTTTTTAATTATGCATATATGTGTACAGAAAAATTAACAAATTGTATTGCAGATCCTGATAATTCTCCAATGTATTTGTCATCAGCACAATATCATTATAGAATTAATAGAGATGAATTTAAACAATTTGCTTATTATGTATGGGATAATAATACAATTGGTCCTGGTTGGGAATGGGCAAATTCTGTACCTTCCAAATATAAAAATTTATTTGATTCATGGAATGGTGATATACCAAAAGTTCCTCATGTAGCGGATTATTTGGGACATTCTTTATCTTCAACTTTTGTAACTAAATATGGAAATTCTCCTGGTGGAAGTAATTCTCCGAGTCGAGTGGCATGGCCGTATTTGGATTTAGAATATACATTCATTGCTGAAGCAAGAGGAAAAATAACAAAAGATTTTAGTAATAAATTTATTGGATATGAGGATATATTTGAGGATATTAGATTACTTTCTATTATGTTAAAATCAAAATTTTATGAATTTGGCACATTAACTTTTGAGGAGTTTAGAGCTAAACATTTAGTTGGCGAAGATTCGTTAACTCCCATCACAGCAAATCATATTTTGTTAGAAGATGGAACAGGAAAATTATTAACTCGTCATAAGTATATTCAAATAAAAGAATATACATCATCAGAAGATAGTACTATTTAAATGAGAAGAATACAAGAATTTTTTACTATAGAAGAAACTTATCCTTTTAGAGCATGTGGAGCATCAACTAAATCAGTTTTTAATGTTCGTGCAGCAAAAGCAATGAGAGGAGCTGATAGATATACGCTTTCAGCTGTGAGATCAAAAAATTATGATGGATCATTTACAGTAGATAAGTATGAAAATATTAAAGATAAATTGAAATTAATGAATAAGAAAATGAGAGAATTGGGATATGCTCAACCAATCAAAGAATTAAGATTTAAGGTATGGGCAGAAAAAGAATCTCAAATAATTAGTGATGGAGAACATTATAATAAAAAGTTATTTAAAAAACCAATTTCTATGATGGTAGACGGAAAAACGAGCAATTTAAAAGAGGCTATAGATAAAGGTGAAGTATCAAGAAATTTATTTGTTTTTTTAAGTCGAGCAAATTGGGGAAGATGGCAAAGAAAATCAACCAAGAGAACTGAAGCATGGCCTCATGGTGATTCAATAGTATGTACATTGTGGACTAAATGTGCTACACTACATTATAAAAAAACAAATTCCAATGATGATGTAAAAACTCTTGATGTTAAAAAGGGAGACGTTACAATTGCTGAACATGAAGAAATGTGGATTGGTGATATTGTAGGTAGTTTTGCAGAAGCATTTCATATAATTTATAAAGATGCAGTTTTAACACCATTGGATAAAGGTTCATATAAAAATCCAATAATGACCACCGCAGCAGAAGCAGAAGCGCGGTGGAATAGAATGGACGGGACAGAGTGGGTACAAGAAAATACCCTTAATACCGATTTAGAAGGATAGATTATGTATATTGAAAAAATTGTTGTTGTGGGAGGCGGTACTTCAGGATGGATGACCGCATATTGGATGAGAAGACTTTTCCCTGATATAAAAATTACTGCAATTGTTAGTGAAGAAATAGATATTCTTGGTGCCGGCGAGGGCGGACTTCCAATATTTTTTGGATGGTTTAAACAAACAGGAATAGATTTAAAAGAATTTTTTCAATATACAGGAGCAACTGTAAAATTAGGAATTGATTATAGAGATTGGTATGCAAAAGGTTCAAATTTTTTACATCCTTTTACTGGTGATCTATTAAGAGTTGGTGATGTTTCATGGCCTACCTTAGAAGAAAGTCCCAAACCAGAAGAGCAAGATGAGGCGGCGAAATTAATATGGAACAAATTGACACCACAAGAACAAGAAGAAAAGATAAAAGAGTTGGATGGAGAACATACAGAATATGTAGATTTGTCAGATGAAAATAAAGAATTGATTAAAGATGGAGTGCTTGATGAAAATACAGAAGATATTATGCATGAATATGAAGAAGATCCGGATCTAGAAATACGTGATGTCAATAAACACTCAAGACGAGCATATGTAAACAGAGTTTATAATGAACCTGAATTGAATTTTTTAGAATGGGCAAGTCCGTTCATGCATGATGGTATTCCTGATGAATCACTAGAAGATTTAATGAAAGCATTATCAGATAATCAAATGAGTGGAGTTTCTTTACATTTTGATGCGATAAAGGTTGGAGAATTTTTCAAAGAAAAATGTGTTCAAGAAGGAGTACTTCATATTCCTGGTACTGTCATTGATATCGAGAAAACTGCAGAAGGTATGATTACCGGAATAATTACTGATGATCAAGAAAAACATGAATGTGATTTTGTATTTGATTGTTCAGGAGAAAGAAGAGCAATTAGTTCTAAATTTGAAGAAGATAAAGATTGGTGGCCCTTTCCACACTTAACTTTAAATTCTGCTCTTCCTTTTAATTTAGAAAATGAAAAAGATATTGGTATGTGGACTGCTGCACAAGCTATGGATTGTGGTTGGATGTGGCAAATTCCATTACAGAATAGAATTGGTTGTGGTTATGTATTTGATGACAGATTTATTGATTATGATTATGCTCAACAAGAAGTGGAAAAGTTTTTAGGTAAAAAAATAAATCCAATTAAACCTGTCAGTTTTAAGTCAGGATATCTAGAAAAACCCTGGGCTTATAATTGTATTAGTATGGGAATGTCTCAAAGTTTTGTTGAACCATTGGAAGCAACTGCTTTGGGTTCTTTGTGTGTACAACATTTCATTCTAAGAGATATTATATATGCATTAGTAGAAAAATTTGAAGAAAAAAGAATTGAAGATTTTACTAATTGGCCAGAAATAAATTGGGATGAAGGAGATTATTCTATAGCGCAACTTGAATATAATGCATTGTGTGGAAACATTATTAGAGAAATTGCGGATTTTGTACATTGTCATTATTATACTCCAAGAAAAGATACTGATTTTTGGGAATCTCGACAAGAATTATTTAATATGAATCAAGAAGAGTTTACAGGAGAGGGTGAATCTATGTCTCATAAATTGAAAGTATGGAAAGATACTCCTGTATATTATCAACCAGAGACAGAAGCGCAACAAATATACAATGAATTTAATTTAATTTGTGTATTTGATGGCTTAAATATATATGATAGAAAAGAAAGACAAAAATTAATGGCCAATTATCCTTATTTGATTAACTGGATGAGTGATCAAAATTTTGAAGATTGGAAAGAAATTTTTCAAGAAGAGAAATTACAATTTAATAATGGCAGATTGAAACAATTTGATTATCTAAAAAAATATGAGTATCTTACTAAAACCTAGAAAAATAAAAAAATATTCTATCAAAAAAGACTATTCTAAAATATCTACAACTGAGCAATATAAAGCTTTGGATTTAGATTCATGTAAGAGGGTGACGTGTGTTCGTGGATATTCTTTTGATAGAAGAATAAGTTATAAATTAGCATATGGAAACATGAATCTAATTTATGAAATGCATGGAAAGGATTAATGGCAGATAAAGATTTGACATACACCTTACATTGCGAAGACGGTTCAAAATTATATTACAAACCACACCTTAGTAAATTAACTAATGAACAAGGACAGGATATGTATGCTAAAAATCCTGTTGGAATAAAAAAGGTAAACAAGTGGTATGTGGAAGAACCAAAAGACCATAATCACATGCATGGTGTAGATCCTATTCATCCATTTTTTAATCCTGGAAAAAAAGTCAAAGAACCAATGAGACTTAAAATTCAATTAGGATTGAAATGTAATTATTCATGTGAGTATTGTAGTCAAGCATCTTTTGTTCCTGAATCAACTGTCACGGGAGATGATGATCTTGAAGAATTTATGGCAAAATTAGATGATAGATTAGATTTACAATATTGTTCTCTTGTGGAGGTTTGGGGCGGAGAACCTTTATTATATTGGAAAAAAATAAAAAAACTAATTCCATTTTTAAAAAAACGTTGTCCAGAAGATGTAGAATTTAGTATAGTCACAAATGGCAGTTTGATTACTCAAGAAAAAATAGATTTTTTTAAAAAGTATAAAATGGCAGTTACTATGAGTCATGATGGTCCTGGATATCATCTTAGAGGTCCAGATCCTTTAAATAATCCCAAAAAATTTAAACTTATACAACAATTGTTAGAACTAAATGCTCAAGGAAAATTGGGATTTTGTTTTAGTATAGTTTGGACAAAAGAAAATACAAAAGATTTTGATGAAACGGTAAATTGGTTTAAAGATAAATTTAATGATGAAAATGTTCCAGTGGGAGCAGAGGGTATAGTAGAAGCATATGATATTGACACCGCCATGAATACAAAAACTGGCAAATTTGATTATTCTGGTTTGGAAGATTTGGAAGAAAAAGTATTCAAAGGAATAACTGAAGGAAATCAACCACTTTTAGGCGTATTTACAACTGTAGATAAGATTAATGAATTTTATGGTTCATTAATGTTTAAAAAAGATAGTGACACATTAGGACAGAAATGTGGAATGGATCGAGATGATGATATTGCAGTTGATTTAAAAGGTAATGTTTTAACGTGTCAGAATGTTGGATTAGAAAGAAAACATTTGTCAGGACACATGGATGATTTAGAAAATGTTAGAATAAAATCAAGTCAACATTGGAGTTGGCGAGACGAATGTTCACATTGTCCTGTGCTGCAATTGTGTCAAGGATCTTGTATGTTTTTAACTGGAAAAGAATTTGCACAGACATGTTGGAATGAATATGCATATAATCTAGGACATTTGCGTGGAGCAATTAAGTTATTAACTGGAAAGACTGTTGTAGATATTGAAGGAAAACAAGTTAGACCAGAATTATAGGAGTTATTATGGAAGGTAGACATGATATGTCAAATGATCCAGAATATGATGCAACTGAAGGCGGGGCAATAAATTATCCACATTTTGGCCCTGATGAAGATTATCATATTATTCAATATAAAAAATCCCCTTATGTGATTTATGATAAATTTTTCCATCCCACTTTATGTGATAAATTACTCAATATTGTAGAAGAATTCCCTTATAAAAAATTTAATAATGGAAAGTCAAGATTTGAATATATTAGTTTAAATGAAAATATAAAAAGAAAAGGTTTGAGGTGGTTAAGAAGACCATTAAAGGAATTGGTAGACGATGCAAACAATACCAATTTTATGATAGATATAACTTCAGTAGAATTTTTAACATTAAAAAAGTTTCATGTGGGCGACCATTGGCATTGGCATCATGATTGTGATTGGTGGTTTAATCCATTAGCTTTTGATAAAAAAATAACACTTCTTGTGGAATTAAGTGATAATAGTGAATATGAGGGTGGCGAATATGGTGAATATATGAGCACAATTCCATTTCCAAAACAGCATTTAAATAAAGGTAGTGTAATAGTAATTCCTGCATACTATTATTATAATATTTCTGATATTATAAAAGGATGTAAAAAACTTTTAGTTGTTAACGTAATAGGACCTAAATTTAGATGATTACTTCACCAAATGATATAAATGTAACAGACAACATTTTAGAGGAACATGGTTATCAGGAAATGTCTGATGCTAGAAAACCATATTTCTTTAAAAGAAATGTTTTTACAGACGAGGAGTGTGACAAACTTTGGACTTATTGGAATGAAGACGAATGTTTTGTTGAAGATGATGTTACTCCTGATAGTCCTTGGTATAAGTATTTTAGAGAGTTGAGAAGTAGAAAACATATGTTTTTGGAGGGGAAGGATCCGGATGAATTATTGTGGTTTGAAAATAAAATTGATAATTATGTACAACAGGCAAATAAAGAATGTTTTTTCCTTGATATTAGTTTTGGATTGATGTCTAAGCAATTAATGTGGTATGGAACTGGTGATTGGTTTCAACCGCATGATGATACAAATCATTGGGATAACAATCATTATGATAGAAAAATAACAATAATAATACAATTATGTGATAGCAGTGAATATGATGGAGGAGAAACTTTAGTATGTTGTGATGATGAAATTGCTCAACCAAAATATCAAAGAGAAAGAGGAAGTATTTTCATTTTTCCCACTTTTGCGACCCACTCTGTTAATAAAATTACAAAAGGTGAAAGAAAGGCATTTATATGTTGGTACATTGGCCCAAAATTGAGGTAAAATCAGATTTACATATTATCCAAAATGGCATTGGTAAAGTCGCCCTTTGGTCAAATATGATACAGGATCTAATAACAAAAGATCCAAATACATTAATTTCCGTATCATCTCCCTGGCCTGATTTATATGAAGGAAATCCAAAGATACATTCTTCTATAAAAATAGGAGATATGCATGTAGATTATAAGAAATATTTTAATAATATCATTTTTCATGAACCTTATAATTCAGTATATCTTAAAGAAAATATACATATTGTGGATGCGTGGAGACAACAATATGGTTTAGAAAAAGGAGATACGTGCATTGATTTAGCAATTCAAGAACCAGATAAGGTTTATATAATGGAAATATTTCAACATATGAGAGGTAATCCATTTATTATAATCCAATTAAAGGGTGGTACAAACCCAATGAGTCCTACAAATCCACAACACCATGATCAAATGATTATAGAGAGAAATTATGAACAGGATTATAACTTAATTTCTGCACTACATGAAGAATTTAAAGATATTTGGCTTTTAATAGTCAGAACTAAAAATGATAGATATAGTGCAAATGTGGATATGTTGCCGAGAGTTGCTCGTCTTGAGGATGAAAAATTATCCGCATTATTTGCAATGACACAAGAATGTTTAGGTTTTGTTACTATAGATAGTTGTATTCATCATTTTGCTGCTCAGCGAGGAAATATAAAACGTGGAGTGGTAATGTGGGGAAGGGCGACACAGCCTGATATGATTGGTCATGATTGGAATGCAAATCTTTTGTCAGATCATCCATCTAAGGTTGAAATAAGACCAGAAAGAGTTGTAGAAGAATTAAAGGAAATTTTAAAAGACAGCAAAAAGAAACATACCCTGACTAATCCACTAGCATGAAAACAGAATCATCTGCAGAACTCAGAAATACTAAAGAATTAAAAACTTTTTCAAGAAATCATCTAAAAATAAGTGAAACGAAGAGTCGTAAACATTTATTCGAATATAGTGATAAAAATTATCATTTTGAGAATTTTCTCTCAGAGGAAGAAAGATATGATATTTTTAATCTACAAAAACTTCCACAAGGTGATACTCAAGGAAGATATCCGAGCATTTTTAAGGTACAAAGTGCTAAGTATGAAGAACTTTTGGAAAGAAGGATGGTATCATTAATGTTTCCGGATGAAGATCCTTCATCTTTTACTATTAAAAATTCACTATCATTATTAAATTTAGAACAACCAACCAAACCACATGTGGATGGGAATTATCCTCATGAAAATAAGTTTTATATAATCAAATCTTGTGTTGCTCTATTAGCTTTTGATACAGAGGAAGATGATGTTGATGATTTAACTACATCATTAATTACATTTAAACAGCATACAAATGAATATAAACGTGGTGGAATGGAATTAGATTATTGTTTTGAACATAATACAGTACCTAAAGTCTGGGAGGATTTTAAAGGAAACAGATTAGAGAATCATAAAAATTCCTTTATACCAAAGGGGGAAGAGAAAGATTATCAGCACGTCACATTCACTCATGAAGGTCAAATGCAATATGGATTAGATATAGACAGAGAAGTAACAATGCACTTGGGAGATCTTGCCACATTTAATCCATATCAAATGCATATGACTAAGGGCTATGATGAACTTATTCCTGGTGGTAAATGGGCATTAAGAATAATTTTATATAAAAGAATTCATGAATAAATTTAAGCGTTATTGTCCTATTCCATTTTTTAGTGTAGAGTTAAATAGTAATGAACATGCAAAATTGTGTTGTAATAGTGGTCATCGTTATACTATGGATGGTGATTTAAAACATTTTTGGCATTCTGATAAAATGAAAGATATCAGAAAAAACATGTTAGATGATAAGTACTATGATGATTGTCAATTATGTTATCAAAGGGAAGAATTATTTAATGATTCAAAACGCTTAGATGAACTTGTACGACAAGGAAAATATTACAAAACACCTTTAGCTTTTCCAACTTTTCTACAGCTTAATTTATCAAATATTTGTAATTTAAAATGTATAATGTGTAGTCCAAAATATTCCACAAAATGGAATGAGGATGTTGATAAATTAAAGGGTATGAGAAAAAATCTTGTGAAAGAATCCGCATCTAAATTATCAACTGAGGTGCTGAAAAGAACTATTAAAGATTTTATAGAGACAAGATCATTCGCGGAAAAGACTGTTGAGATTTATGGTGGTGAACCTTTCTTGTCTAAAGAATTTTGGAAAATTATTTCAGAAATACCATATAAAAAATTAAGAAATGTTATATTTAGATGTAATACTAATGGCACTATTCTTAATAAACCAATAATGGATGGCCTTAAAAAATTTAAGAAGGCTATGATTAATTTTAGTATTGATGGTATTGGAGATGTATTCGAATTTCAAAGGTTCCCCGCTAATTGGGAGAAAGTAAAGAAGAACATTCTCTATATGAAAGAGTTTGATAAAAGATTTAGATTTAAATTTAAATGCGATTTATATTTTACTTTAACTTCTTTTAGTGGTATAGGTTTGAAGGAATTTTTAGATTTTTGTAAAAAATATGATTTTGAATATTATATTAATATAGCAGATAATGAGCCACTAATAGATGTGAAAGATAGAAAAATAGTCAGAGATTCAAGAGAAGATCTTAATGAATGGGAAGAGCCAGAGTATTTTGGAGCAAAAGGATTTACTCATCCATGTATGTTACCTGAAGTAGTAAAAGAACAAATATTGAGTGAAGTGGAATCTATGTTATCTCATGCAAATTATATTAAAGTAAAGAATTCATTTAGTGATACAAAGGTATTTAACGTAAAAATGTTAAATCAATTTCCAAATTATTGTGAACTATTGAAACAAGTTAGGGGGTTAGATTTTTTAAAAATGTTAGAAGAGAGATATAATTATGCCTATTAATGATATTATAATAATGGAAACGCCGACCACATTAAAACTATCAGATATGTTCGATAGATATATAGTAACTGATTCTAAGGATATAACTACACATCCAGCAATTAAAGTTGATGGTGTTATGCAGGGAAAATATCGACATATTGATGAACTGAAAGCAGAAAATACTGGTGGGAAAACATTTAAATGGCAATTAAATCTTCCAAAATTTAATAATGATTTAAGGTATTGGTTTAAAAAATTGTATAAAGAAGTTGATATTCCACTTGATTCACAAGTACATTGTTCAATGAAAAAATTACAACCATTGAGTCATCAAGTGCATACTGATAGTGATAATAATTATGGAGAACATCATGAAGTATATACTCGATTTTCAATACCGTTGACACCTGGATCACCAACCACTTATTATGATAAATGCATGGATGATGATGATTTTAATGTTAGAGTAGATAAAACTAGTTTTAGGAAAGTTGGAAAAGATAATAAGTGGCAGGGCTTTGAACAAAAACATTTAAAGGATATGAAAACAGGAAAAGAAGTGCGGCTTGACTTACCAACTACGGAAGTTTTTAGAGAAGAATATATGAAGAAAATGAATCTAATGAATATTCCTGTACAACAAATGTATGGATTAAATATTCATACAATAGCAGAATGGGATGTTGGAACAATTCAATTTTTCCCCTGCAGCAATTTACATAGTAGTACGGATTGTCGTGGTACAAAATTTGAAAAAAATGATGATGGAACATGGTATGAAAAGTATTTCTTGACAGGAATTATATTTAAACCAAAATCTGGAAAACACCAATTTGCATATGGAAATACCGAAAGCTATTGATAAATTAAGAATTGTTGGTTCTGGAACTGCCGGTTTGATATTTGCTACTTATTTTAAAAAAATGGTTCCAGACATGGAGATTGAGATTTATTATGACTCCAAGATAAAACCTCTGGTTGTTGGTGAAAGCATGCAACCATATATGAGATTCTTTTTTGAAAAAGTTTTTGAAGACGAATCTTGGATGGACAAAACAAACGCAACTTATAAATTTTATATTAAACATGATGGTTGGGCTAATGTACCAGGTTCGTCTGAAGATAGTTCAATGACATTCCCACTGTGTGATGATAGATTTGATAATATAGAAGAATGCGAAAGAGAAGTATTTTCAGCGACATCTTCTAACTTACCCACATGTTCCTCAAGACGCGCATGGCAAATGCAATCAGTTCTATTACAACCCATATTAATCGAAAAATGTGAAGAAATGGGAATCAAATTGATTGATAAGCATTTTGATTTTGATGATACTTCTGAATTTGTTATAGATTGTAGAGGATTTAAAGGATTAGAGGGAGGAAACATTTCTCCATTAATTATTAATGATACGGCAATCGCCGGACATGTCGAACATTTTGGAGATACTAAAGGAAGATATTATACAAGAACCATCGCAAAAGATAATGGATGGGCTTGGGAAATCCCTCTACAAAATAAGGTAGGAGTTGGTAGAGTCTTTTGTTCTAGATATAATACTGAAGAAGAGATTAAAGAACAGTTATTAAAAACTTATGGATTAAAGAAGACTTTGACGGTTCCTTTTGCTACGAGATATAATACTGATGCATGTACCTCACAAAGCTTAAAAATTGGAACATCATCAGTATTCATAGAACCACTAGAAGCTACAACATTATTATTAGTTGTATATTCTTGTTGGTTATTTAAAGAGATGTTAAAATCATTTCAATTTACAATTGATAAGTATTTTGTTGAACATTATAATAAAAATTATAGACGGATGGTTGACCAACATGTTCTTTTTATTGAAAGTTTTTATGGATTATCAAATAGAGTAGATTCTCCTTACTGGCAAGAAATTGATAAACATCGAAAAGCTTTTAGAAAAAAGATTAATAAAAACTGGCCAGAATATTATGGAAATTATATAAAAAAGAAGGTATATGAAGGATTTGAATTCGAGCCATCTGGTATTGGAAGATACTTTATTGGTCAGCTTCCCACCAACCATCTTCCAAGATGTGGCATCAGCTTGAATAATTCAAGCCATCTGGAATTGGAAGATACTTTAATATGTAATGGAGTTATAACATGGGAGGGTGGAAGATTTGTAATGCCCTCTGGAAAACATTTGGATATGGGGTGTGGCGACATGCCCTATAAAAAAGATTTAATGACTGAAAATATAGTGGGAATTGATAATCAAAAATTCCCAAATGTAGATATTATTGGAAATTTAGAAGATATTAAATTATGGAAAACATTATCAAATGATGAATTTGACTGTATTACCTCATTTGGAGTATTACATTGGTTGGGGAAAAGGTCAGAAGTTTGGCTGAAAGAAACTTATAGAGTGTTAAAGCCGGGTGGGAAATTTTATCATTATTTTTGGGATATGAGAAATTTGTATGAACCAGAAATATGTAAATTTTTATCTGGAATGCATCCTGGGAATTACCCCTATTGGTGGAAACAATGTGCTTCGTCAGCAAAAGAGAAATTTGAAAGAACTGGATTTAAAATAATTCTTTCAGAATCTTGCAGACCTAAAATAATTAGACGCGGATTGATAAATAAAATTAAGGGAACACTTAAAGATCCAAGACCATATTTTATTAGAATTGTTGGAGAGAAATGAATTTTAAATATTTTAAATTTACAGAAGACCAAAAAGCACATTTAAAAGCATTAACAGAATATTCAAAAATTATTCTCAGAGATGATTCTTTTTTTAAAGAACCATATAAGTCATTTGAACATTCAGCACAAAAATTCCAAATTCATCATGAACTTGGTATTATACCGGATAGTTCTTCTACACTTGTTAGATGTATTCAGATGGATTCTTCAAGAATTGTGTCTTTCTTTGAACAAATAGTAAAAGGCAGCGAGAATGTGACATTTTTTTATTCATTGGGACCATTAGAAAATGACGTTGAAGAAGATTCTATTGATTTGACCCCATTTTATGATTATGTAAATTCTATTCAAGATGTATTAAAAACTTATGGAAGGGAAAATAATATAAATGAGGATGAGGTTACAATCTGTTTTGAAATTTATTATTTTCCTAAAAATAGATATAAATTTTTACTTGGAAATGAGAGGCAGGGTTCAATATTTAATTTAATGGCTTCAACTAATTCAATAATGTATTATGAACCACATGAAGAATTTAAATTATTTAATGCTGGAGTATTATCTTTTGGTGATGAAAGATTTTATACCTACAATGATATAATTAAAGATGGAATTGTTGTTGTTGGGATTTTTGTTGAACAATTAATTTCTGAGGATGAACTGGAAGAGAAGAAGAAAGACAAATCCAAAGCAAGAGACAATAATGTTACATATAGACCGCCTTGGGGTAGACCAAAGTATAATGAGGAGATGACAGATGATAAACAAAAGACTCGTGAAACAAAAAAGACTCAATCTAAAAGACCCAACATTGAAATAGTGGATAGGGGAAGAGATGCACAATGGGGTGTTGATAAATTCTCTATCAGACCAACAAAAAATAAAAAATGACACCAAGCGCAGAAGAACTTGTATATCATAAAACGGATGATTTTTTCTCACATTGGAAACCGCCAGAACTCTATGAATCTTTTTTTGATAAGTATGAAATTTCAAAGATTTGGAATGATTATACTGATAATGGATTTCGCACTCAAGGAAAGGATTATGCTGGAAGAACTCTAAATTGGAATAGTTCTTTTTATAAAAAGTATAAGCCTTTTTTGTGGAAAGGATTAAAGAAATTGTATCCCAAATTAAAGTATGAACAATTGTGGGGAGAACTCTTATATAATGATGCACCAACAGCACCACATATTGATGGGCAAATACGTCATGATAATTATCCTGTTAGACAATTTCTTGTACCTATAAATGTTAACTGTGAGAATACTTTTTATAAATGGGCAGGAACTGTAATATTTAAACAGCATGTGGTTACAGATTGGGAGAATGGGGCTGAATGGCATATAATTGGAAGTAGAGAAAAGTTTAGTCTTTTACCAAAATTCGTGGATAAATGGAAGTTTAAAAAATTTTTTGGAAAGGGTTATTCAAACATGGAATGGAGAGATTGTTATGGAGTACCATTAAAACACCATAATGATCTCACATGTTCTCCAAAAGATTTTGGTGATGATTTCTGTCATATTGTTATCAGAGATAAAAATTGGTTGAAAGGATTGGATATTGATCAATATTTCAATTACCATCCAGGTGACCTACTTTCATTTAGTCCATATTGTGTACATAGTGGTGCAAATTACTGGAAAGATGATGTAAAGGGGAAAACGTTTTTTAGAATGAGAATATATGAAAATTATAGAATTTAATAAAACTGATGAAATAAGAAAAACATTTGATGATGTCTTTGATCATATCAAATTTGAAGAAAAGGATTTAATAAGAGAACATTATAATCAATTCTCAAATAAATTTCATTATTTAAAAATATATTCTAATATTCATAAAATGCGAGTAGAGAATGTGATATCTGATAATAAATTAATAGAATTATTACATAAACACCATCTTTCATTAAATGTTATCATCAAAGAACTATTGAGATGGGAATATAAATATAGATTTGGAAGTAAACTGTTTCATATATTTAAAAAATATGAACTGGATTCCCATATAATCAATTATACTCCACCAGAGAAGAAAACAAGTCGAGGGGGGATGAATGAACATACTGATAATACAGTATTTACTATTAATTGTTGTGATGGGGGAGGGTTGATATTAAATGGAAGACCTTTTGAAAATTATAAAGATAGAGTTGTTCTATTCTCTGGTGATGTTGTCCACCGCGTAGAAGGACCCACCAAACAAAGAAGATCTATTACGACTTTTGTGAACAAACGCAGTTTAAAAGAACTATTCAAATATGTCTTATAACTTTAAAGAAACCTCAAAAAATCTCATGTTTGATGTACCGGCAAAATGGAAGAATTTCTTTTATGAAGAGTGCGTCACCTATCTTAAAATCAATGATGGTGAAAGAACTGAAGAAGATCTAAAATATATAAAGGAAAGGTGGGGAATGTATGACCTTAAATTTGAAAAGGGAGATTTTGAAAATCCCATAGAATGGAAATTTGTGGGAGATCCTGAAAGAACGTTTACTATATCCAGAGACAAACATATACAATATCCAGCAGTATGACTATACCAATAATTAACTTCTATGACCCAGACGTTGAAGAAAAAATGTATAACGCATTTACCACAACTGGTGTAGCTATTTTTACAGGAAACCTGGTGGGTTGGAAACCTGATTTCGATGCTTTGCATGAAAAGACACAAGAATTTTTTGCTCTTCCTATGAAAACTAAGAAGAAATATTCCCAAATATTAAACTTTAAAAATATTGGATATATTTGGCCAGAACAAGAAAAATTAGTTATAGATAATCCTGGGGATATGAAAGAAACCTTTAATTTCGTTGATATAAGTAAGATGCCAGAACAGTATTGGCCGAAAGAGGTGGAAGGATTTAAAGAATATGCTGATAAAATTTATAGAATCAGTACACTCATTGTCCATGAAATACTCTATAGATTTGAAAGTATTCTAAAAATTCCTAAAGGACACTTTGTTGAAAAGCATTTAAATGCAATAAATGGTATGAGGTTTATTCATTACCCTGGGTGGGACATTCCCATAAAGGAAAATCAATTAAGATGTGGAGAGCATTCTGATTTCGATACAATGACACTATTATATAATGATGACTGTGAGGGATTACAAATTTATTATAAAGATGAATGGGTTGATGTTCCTGTAGTAGAAAATTCTATTACTGTTATGGTAGCAGACATGTTTCAAAGGTGGACAAATGATTTATTAAAATCCATTCCACATAGAGTAGTCAATAAATCAATGAATAGATCAAGATATACAATAGCACATTTTATAGGCCCAGCAAGAAACACAATGATTGAAAATTTGACAGATGAGCCAGCTAAACATGACCCTATAAGTTCAGCAGATTATTTAGAATGGAGATATAAAAAACAGTTTTTAGATCCAGAACAGGGAGGACTTGATAAAGAGACGTCAAATCCTTATCATGATTGGGAAAGAGTACCAGAACACGATAGCCCTCATTATTGGAGATAAATAAACATGTCAAACTTCAAAAATCCTAATCTTATACATATCATTGTAAACCCTCACCAAAGAAAGAACATATAAAATGGATAAAATGAAATGGTGGAATCGTGACCGTTTTAAACATGTGACACGACCTTATTCTCACAGTGAAGTCAAATCATTAAGCGGTTCCTTGAAGATAGAATATACGCTCGCAAAAATTGGATCAGAAAAGCTCTGGGACATATTACATACTAAAAAATACGTTAGTGCATTAGGTGCGTTGACAGGCAATCAAGCAATGCAACAGGCAAAAGCAGGACTCGATTCAGTATATCTTTCTGGATGGCAAGTCGCTGGTGATGCGAATGATAGTCTACAAATGTATCCTGATCAATCATTATATGCAGTCAGCAGTGTTCCCACAATAGTTAAAAGAATCAACAATACATTTCAACGTGCGGATCAAATCCAAAGAATGGAAGATAAGACACCATTACATCACAAATGGATAGATTATTTTCTTCCAATTGTAGCTGATGCGGAGTCAGGATTTGGAGGAGTTCTCAATACACATGAATTAGTAAAAGCATTAATTGAGGCTGGTGCATCAGGGATACATTTAGAGGACCAACTATCATCTGCTAAAAAGTGTGGGCACATGGGAGGAAAGGTTTTAGTTCCTACTCAAGATATGATTAACAAACTTATAGCCTCAAGATTAGCCGCAGACATTATGGATGTACCAACTGTAATTATTGCAAGAACTGATGCTCTATCTGGTGCATTGTTACAGACTGATAGTGACGGACAAGATCGTAAATTTATGACGGGTGAAAGAACTGAAGAAGGATTTTTCAGAACAAAAGCTGGAATGGATCAAGCGGTAGCAAGAGGTTTGGCGTATGGAGAATATTGTGATCTGTTATGGATGGAAACAGGAAACCCTGACATTGGAGAATGTAGAGAATTTGTACAAGATATTAGATCAATATATCCAAATATGTTATTTGCATACAACTGTTCACCATCATTCAACTGGAAAGCAAAATTGAGTGATAAAGAGATTAGAACTTTCAAAGATGAACTAGGAGATCTGGATGTAAAATATCAATTCATAACTCTAGCAGGATTTCATTCTTTGAATTATGGTATGTTTGAACTGTCTGAAAAGTATAGGGATACTGGTATGTCTGGTTTTGTTGAACTTCAAGAAAAGGAATTTGCAGCACAAGAAAGAGGATTTACAGCAGTCAAACATCAACGGGAGGTTGGTGCTAGTTATTTTGATCAGATTGGACAATTATGTACAGGAAGTTCAGATCTTAGTGCGATTAAAGGTTCAACAGAAGAGGAACAATTTTAATAACTACTAAATAAAATTATTGGGAGCGGAAGGCTCTTTGAGGTATATTCATGATTAAAAAATGGTATGATTGGAAAGAAATGCGAAGAGATGTGAACACTCTTTGTAGAGAGATTGTTCTCGCAAAATTCGACCCTGATGTTATAGTAGGTATATCAAGGGGAGGACTCTTACCAGGAGTCATGATGAGTCATTGGTTACAAAAACCTTTCAAACCAATTAAAGCAGCATTAAGAGATTTTCCAGAATGGGAAGATTATTTACCAAGAAAAACTGATAAACGTGTTTTAATTGTTGATGATGTGTGTGACTCTGGTGAAACTTTTCATAAAATTAAAACTTTTATTACAGAGAGAGCAAACGGTGTAGATGTCCGGTTTGCTGTTCTTTGGTGGAATAATGAGTGTAATTTTGAACCTCATTATTATGCACAGGAATGTGCGAAGGATTCAGAAGATATCTGGATTCATTTTCCCTGGGAGCATTGGTGGAATGTTCCCGTTTAACAATTTAACTCGGAAGGAGTTAAGATGAAGAAAATAATTGCCCTAGTGGCAGTAGTTGCAATGTTTGCAGCTTTTAGTATGGTTACAGTTGGTAAGAAATTACCTTCAATTGGATATGTTCTAGTGGGACCACATACCGATGGTGGATGGTCAATGAGACATCATGATGGATTTCAATCATTAACAAAACATGGTTATAAAGTATCGATGGTTGAAATGGTGCCTGAAGCAGAGTCACAAAAAATATTCCAAAAACTCGCACGAAAACACGATATTGTATTTGCAACCTCATTCGGTTATATGGATGGAATGGATAAAGCTGCAAAGAAAAATCCTGACACAATTTTCATGCATGCTACAGGTTACAAAGGTAATGATACTAACTTTGATAATTATGGTTGTATGAGTTATCAAGCACGATACCTTTCTGGTGTTGCTGCAGGATTGATGACAAAAACTAATAAGATTGGTGTAGTTGGTTCACATCCAATTCCAGAAATCATTCGTAACATTAATGCCCTCATACTTGGTGCAAGGTCAGTTAATCCAAAAGCAGAAGTTAATATCGTGTGGATTAATAGTTGGTTCGATCCACCTAAAGATATGGATGCAGCCAAAGCACTTCTTGATGATAATAATGATATTTTGTTCACCACAACCGATTCACCTAGTGTAGTTGCTCTTGCACAACAAGCGTGGAAACGTGATGGTAAAGAAGTGTGGAGTATGGGTAATGATGCACCTATGGGAAATAACGGCCCAGATAGATACATCACAGGAATGATGTTCAACTGGAATCTTATGTATAAACACCTAGCTGACTCTGTTGCAAATGGAACGTGGAAACCAGGTCAGCGGTTAAATTGGGGTTTACAGGAAAATTGTGTAGGACTTTCGCCTTGGGGTGTCAACGTGCCTGGCAAAGTTGTGAATCATGTTGAGAATATCCAAATGGATTGGGTAAATGACAAGATGGATAGATTCTTTCCATTTAGCGCCGGTGTTACTAAGCAAGATGGAACAGTAATTCCTGCCGGTGAAATCAAAAGACACGCTCTTGACACTATGAATTTTTATGTCGAAGGTGTGAATGGTAAATTAAATTAAAAAAAGTGTGTGGGGGCTACATAATGGCCCTCACAACTTCAAAATAAATAAGGAGTAGTAATATGGAAGGCTTATTTGAAAGTATTTTGACCGCAATGGCGGTTGTAATTAATGGTGTACCTCAAGGAATTTTAGCCTTATCCTTTGGGTTCGCCGCATTTCCTACCGCAATTGCATTTGTTATTGGTATTTTAGGTTCAATGGCATTTGCTTCAGTAGCAACTATTTCGTTTCAAGCAGAAACGATTACGCTCGCTGGTACTTTGGGTAGTACTATGAAAGAGAGATTATCTCTCATATTTTGGGGTGCCGCATTATTGTTGATTCCATCAATACTTGGAATGAACGAGGCACTTGTTCAATTTATAGGACCAGTAGTTGTCACATCTATGATGTGTGGAGTTGGATTGATGCTTGCAAATGTAGCAATAGATTTGTTCAATTCAGAAAAATGGACAGGTATAGTCTCTATGATTAGTGCCTTGGCTGTTTGGTTTTGGACAAAAGATTTGGCATGGACAATTATTGCGTCTGTAGCACTTTCTACTGCATTTTATGTTTTATTGAAATTCAATGCAGAACTTAGAACTTCATTGGGAGTAGAGTTAGAAGAAATTACAGTAGATCATTCAAGAGAAAAATTCACTACAGGAAATATTGAGTGGAAGTTTTGGACAAATAGAAACATTGTCTTAGGCGCATTATCTCTTGCTTGTTTGAATATTGGTGCGAATATTTCATTCGGTAAGATTACTGGAAGTATTGCAGGAACTAATACAAATATAGACCATCTTGCAATTTATTCAAGTTTGGCTGATATGGGTTCTGCCTTCTTTGGTGGTGGCCCGGTTGAAGCAATTATTTCTGGTACTGCGGCTGCACCAATGCCGATAGTGGCATCTTGTATTATGATGGGAATAATGGCAGTCATTCTTTTGACTAAATTACTTCCTGTTATAGGACAATATGTGCATAGAGCATCCATTGCGGGTTTTCTTTTTGTACTGGGTGTTTTTGTAACATTTATGACAAACATCAATGGTGCGATTGCACAAGCAGGTGATTTCGCAGGACCATATGGATTTGGCCCGATGGGAATGGTAATTGGTGCAACCGCCTTTGTAACTATGAAGTTTAATCCGTTCTATGGATTGGTTGCGGGGTTTTTGACACAATTAGCCTTTACAGGAGTGTAATATGGCTTGGGGAGAACCTTTTGCGGATGAGTTCTATGAATTAGATGTTGCAGGACTTACACGTAAATTACCCAAAGTGAAAATTCATGACGAGCTCGCTATTGCGAGCTTTGTCATGTTGGGTGATACAGAATTAATAGAAGAATGTGCTGAAGCAATTATTCTTCATACAGATTTTCCTAAAGATGGAATTGACATTTTATGTACACCAGAAGCAAAGGGAATACCGTTGGTACATACCATTGCAAGAAGGTTGAAAAAAGATTATGTCATTGCAAGAAAAGGCATCAAGGGATATATGAATAATCCTATGATAGAAAAAGTTCAATCTATTACAACTATAGGAGCACAAACACTTGTCCTTGATAGTTGTGATGTTAAGAAATTAGAAGGAAAGAACGTTTGTATTATTGATGATGTAGTTTCTACAGGTGGTTCTTTGATAGGACTTCAGGCAATGTTAGAAAAAATTGATTGTTCTATTATATGTAAAGCGGCAGTCTTATTAGAAGAGGCTGGATATGATAAGGGTGATATAATTTTTTTAGAAAAACTGCCAATTTTCAAACCAGAAAATAAATGATACCAATTATAGACTTTAGATGGAATGATGATTGTATTGAAGAAATGTATAAAGCCTATACCACTTGTGGTTTTGCTGTCTTTACTAATGTCTATAATGAATGGTTATCAGAATTCCAAGATTGGGAGAAACTTATGGAAGAGTTTTTCCAACTACCATTAGAGGTGAAAAAGAAATATGCTTACTCTGGTGTAAAAGAAAATATTGGTTATAACTGGATAGAGGAAGAATCTCTGACTCCATCCAAGCCCGGCGATCTCAAAGAATCTTATAATTGGGTTGAACCCGCAAGGATGCAGGAACAATACTGGCCTACTGAAATACCAGAATTCAAACCCCTCGCACAAAAGATAGAACGCATTTCAAGAATGTTGTCCTATCAATTCCTCTACAGATTTGAAAAAGTTTTGAGAATTCCTACTGGAACATTAGTAGAGAAACATTTAGATGGTTCTGCTACTATGAGAATGATTAAATATCCTGTATGGGATGGTGAAATCAAAGAAGGTCAATTGAGAGCAAATGAACATACTGATTATGGAACTCAAACATTACTTTGGAGATTTGATGATTGTCCAGGTTTACAGTTATTTGATAATAAAAAAGATGAATGGGAAGATGTACCAATAGTTGAAAATAGTATCGTACTTAATATTGCAGATATGTTTGCACGATGGACAAATGATTTATTTAAATCTACTCCACATAGAGTAGTGAATGTGGCAATGGATAGACCACGATACTCAATGCCCTATTTCGTAGATCCTGGTCGAGATGTTATGATTGAAAATCTTATGGGTACACCGGCAAAATATCCACCAATTTCTGCGTATGAATATTTGAAGTGGAGATTAGCACAATCTTATGAGGATAATGAATATATAGAAGATGAGCAAGTGAGAGAAGATGGAGAACAATATTTACCAGAACAACAAAAATATAGCAAAGGATAGAAATAGATATATTTCAAAAAATAGAGTTTACATCTCACGCCGGATTAGATTTGAAATGGAAAATCGAAATGGATGCACTTTCACATAGAGAGTGGGAATGTATAACACAAATGATTATGGAGATTTCACCACCATTTCGAGAAGCAATTGGAATTCCTAGAGGCGGTAATGTATTAGGAAAATTACTGAATCGACATGGAACAGGTAAGGAAGAAGACCCTATATGTATAGTAGATGATGTGTTAACTACCGGAATGAGTATGAATACCTATAGGGAAGAGATGGATATAGAGAGATGGCAGAAGAGTTGTGCTCTGGGATGGGTAGTATTTGCTAGGGTTAGACCCCCTAAGTGGATAAAAGCACTGTTTCAAATGCCAGTAATTTGAACCCTCCTTACAATTATAAATAACAATGACAAAGACATTTGAAGCATTTCAGAGTATATTAATAAATGAAATAGATAAAACAAAACGTTTTATTACAGAAGTAAGAAAAAAGAAGTCTACTGATGTGGAGGAAATTATTCTACCACAACAACTTAAATATTATATACGAGGACTTCAATTTTCATTAGATGCTCTAAACAGTATTCAAGATTATTATGAAAACTCACAAGATAGCGGGGATTGATTACTCATTAACTAGTCCCGCAGTTACGATATATCATGGCAACAGATGGAATTATAATAACGTTGAGCATTATTGTATTGCTAATAATACTAGCCAAATGGGGAGGTGGTCCGCCATTCAAAATGTAAAAGTTACATTATATGAATCTTGGACTGATGCCTTAGAACGGTATGAATTTTTAGCAGATTGGGTAATACACAATCTATTATATGCAAATTTTAATAAGACTGTAAATATACCCTATGATAAACCAGATCTTGTTGTATTGGAAGATTATGCGTATGCGGCAACTGGTAGAGTCTTTCATATTGCTGAAAACATGGCTATTTTGAAATATAAATTGAAAAAACATGGTGTTAAATATATAATAGTACCACCAACAGTAATTAAAAAATTTGCGACAGGCAAGGGAACCGCTAATAAGGATCTGATGTACGAAAATTTTTGTGAAGAAACCAAAACTAAAATAAACTTGACAATATCTCCAAAGTCTGATACAATAAAGAATCCTACAAGTGACATTGTAGACTCATACTATATTTGTAAATATGGGTATAATAACTTGACAATTACAAAATAGGATGATATAATGAATAAGAAAGACGTAGAAAAAGATAGAATATTAGAGTGTTTAGAGAGTACCCTTACTGAGATGATTTCTTCTACTGGAAACTTTGCTGAAGGAGAAATGACTTGGACTAACGCCGACTTATTTTTAAAATCTACAGATAATGTGGTAGTTAAGTTTAAAATAGGTTATACTGATGAAGGAAATGTTACAGGAAAAATAACAACATTTACTTTAGATGAAAATGGTGACCCACAACCATTTGATTTAAGTGATTTAATGAAGTCTGATGAAAAGATTAAATTAACTCCAGAAGAAGCACCAGAGGGAACCTTACTAAATTAATAATGTCTTGGCGTGATAGAAATATGGAAGAAGTGAAAGTTGAGCCCAGTGATCCGTTCATGGGAAAAGATAAAGAAAGAAAGAATTTTTTTGTCAAGGTTTCCAAAATAACAAACTCACCAAAATATGGAAAAGTTCATGTCATTGAAGATAGATCTGAAAGACGTGGTATATTTTTTAAATATACAACTAAAGGTGAAATTCCAGAAGCTAGAGTGGGTGACTGTATAATTATTCATGCCACATGTAATCATGGAAAGAATAGTTTAGATGGTCAAGACCAAACCTATTTTAATCGAGTTCAACTCATAAAAAATGTTGGTAGTACTGAAGATCCTATCACTACTAACAATATAAGATCAAGTGAAACTGATGTTCTTGAAGGTGAAACAAAACATTGGTCTGCCCAAGTAGAAAATTCCCAAAACATATGAGACCGAAATTAACAGTAATTGATGGTGGAAAATCTGATGATGACCCCGTTGAATTAATAGATCCAAAGGCTAACGGTGGAACTGAAATTCAAGCAAGAAGACTCTTTAGTGAATTACCAGACTTGTGTGATCAATTTGATTGGGTTTTATCTTATCCTAAAAAACCAATTGATCCCAAAAGACCAACCATTTTATGGATGCATGAAACCCCATTTGATCAGGGGATACAATCACAATTTAAAGACCCCAATTACTGCAAACAATTTGTTAAGATTGTATTTGTATCTTATTGGCAACAACAGATGTTTCATATTATGTATGGTGTACCTTATGAAATTTCAATGGTCGTGCAAAATGCTATAGATCCAATTCATATAGAAGAAAAATCTTTAGGACAACCAATAAAATTAATTTATGCTTCAACGCCACATCGAGGATTGGATATATTATTAGATGTTGTTGAAAATGATTTGAATGATTTTGATTGGGAATTGGATGTATTTTCGTCTTTTAAATTATATAATAGACCAGCAAATGATATCCAATATCAAAAATTATTTGACAGATGTGAGAAGAATGATAGGATAAATTATTATGGTAATCGACCTAATGAGGAAGTTAGGAAAGCTATGGTCGATTCTCATGTATTAGCATATCCTAATACATATTTGGAAACGTCATGCATAGTCGCAATGGAGGCGATGAGTGCTAAAAATTTAATCGTCTGTCCGCAATTTGGAGCATTACCAGAAACAACTGGACAATTTGCTTGGACATATAATATGGAACATGATAAAAGTAGGCATCGTTATCTTTTTTCACATCTTTTGAAAAATGTATTGATGACTTATGAAAATATAGATTGCCAAAATATGATAGGATTACAAAAAGTCTATGCAGACACTTTTTATAATTGGCAAATAAGACTCCAATTGTGGCAACAGTTATTGGAAGGATTGTCTGCGATGATACAACCACCAACTGGAAGGGTAAGTTAGACAACATACTAGAAGAAGATTCCCTGAACCTTCTAGGCATAACCTCTACCCTTCCTCTTATTAACAATAAATTGAGAACTTAAATGGCGAAAAAAGCAAAAGAAACTCCCAAACAGGCGGCAGAAAGAATGGCAAAATTGAGAGCCAAAAGAAAACCAGCCAAATATAAAAACATTTATAAATCTGTTTTAGCGAAACCAGATGATGATCCACTTTCTCTTAAAAATGTGAAAGAATGGATTAAACATGCTAAAGAAGAGGCTTCTGCATTTGCTAGGTCTGCGAGAGGTTCATCTTCAAAAGCAAAAGAGAGGGCACAAGCAGCAGCAGATAATAAATTAGGATATGTCCGTTTCATGGAACATTATTTGAGAACAGGTGATTGGATTTCAAATTATATGGGCAAAGAGGAAAATCAAAAAATAAATTGGAAATGTGTCGCAATGGCATATTATCCTGATGGTACACCAAAAAGATCAGAAGGAGTATGGTATCCAGATATTAAAAAGAAGTGGTCTAATAATATGACAGTGATGAGTGAACTTGTTGCGATAACTGATAAACAATTTGTAGGAAAATGATACTAGTAGATTTTAGTCAGGTGTTCATTGGCTCTTTTATGCAAGTAGCCAAATATGAGCCACCTGATGAGGATATGGTACGCCACGTGGCGTTGAATACCATACGATTTTATAATAAAAAATATAGTAAAGACTATGGTGAAATAGTTGTATGTTGTGATCATTATAATACTTGGAGAAAACAATTTTTTCCAGCTTATAAGGCGACAAGGAAACATAAGAGGGCGAAAGATGAAAAAGATTATATTTCTGGTAAAATTACATATACTTGGGATGAATTATTTAAAAGTCTAAATAAGGTTCGAGATGAGATAAAGGAATCATTACCTTACACAGTAATGCATGTAGAACACTGTGAGGCTGATGATGTCATCGCCGCTCTTTGTAAATATTTTCAAACTGAAGAAACCATTCCAACTGGAAATGGTAATTTATTTGAAGAAAAACAAAAAATATTAATTATATCAAGTGATAAAGATTTTATTCAATTGCAACATTTTGGTAATGTAACGCAATTTTCACCACTAACTAAAAAGCATCTTATACATGAAGATCCTGTAGATTTTTTAGAAGAACATATTATTAGTGGTGATAGAAGTGACGGAATTCCTAATGTTCTATCGTCGGACGATTGTTTTGTTCAAGGTCAGAGACAAACACCATTAACTAAGAAGAGACTTTCTATAATAAAAGGGGGAGATCTTACAGAAAAAGAAAGTATTGGATATTCTCGAAATAAGACTCTCATAGATTTGAGTCAAATTCCAGAGAACATACAAACCAATATTATTCATGAATGGAAAACAACTGATCAATGTAACGATAGAAAGAAATTATTAAATTATTTCATTAAATTTAGACTTAAAAATTTAATGGATGTTATAGAGGACTTTTAATTATGGCAGATAGTATACCTTATATTTTTCAAGCGATACAAAACTCTCCAAAAAAGAATAGGATTAATATATTGAGACATATGGTCAACGGGCCACCCGCAAATGATCAAGTTAAACAAATATTAATTCACGCATTTCATCCTAATATCAAGTTTTTACTACCACCGGGCACCCCACCTTATGTTTTTAGAGGAACTCCGGAGGGGTTTCCAATGACTTTGTATCCTGAAGTTCGCAAGTTTTATTTGTTTTGTGAAGGAGGTGGAGCAAACATAGACGGAATGAAGAGAGAGCAAATTTTTATTGAATTACTCGAAACAATACATCCTGACGAAGCACAAGTGGTGATTGCTATGAAGGATAAAAAATTCACTGAACTTTATAGTAACATTACTTATGATCTAGTGAGGCAAGCTCTTCCAGAGATAAAGTTACCAGCACCGGAGGCTAAGAAACCAAAGGGAAAAAAGCCCCAAAAAACTTGACTTTTTCGAGAATATTTGATATAATAGTAGGAAATAATGAGAAAACCATCACACAAGGTGATGATTCATTATGGTCTATTAAACCCTTCAAAAGAGATGAATTATGAAGAAGGCGATATTAATTGCACTTGGTGCAATTGCGCTAGTAGGACTTACTGTTCCTACAGTTAGTGCTAAAGTAATAACAATGGATGGTGTAAAGTTTCAGGTATTTCAAGACCCTGATTCTGGTGAATTTACACTACTTCCAGTTAAAAAAAGAACACTCGGCCCAAAAGTCACCAAACTTCCGGCCCTAAACCTACCAAAAGCAGTAGAATTAAAGAAAGAAGTACTACCAGAGAGTTCTTCTCCGTTAGGCGTACCTGTAAGTGCGTCTGGTGAATCTACAGATGCATCTGAAAATAATGGAATTGTAATTCCTTTTGGAGTTATTTCTGAGAGTCCAGATAAGTCTGAAGTTACAGAAAAGACTGAATCTGATTCAGTTTACTATGAATATGTTTGTACTGCACCAATGGGATGTCCATTTAAAGATGGAAAATGTGTTGGATGTAAGAAAATCAAAGTATTTGAAGAAAAAACAGTTATAAAACTTCCTAAAAAAGAACCAGAAGTTGCTCATACGGTTCTTCCAATAGAAAAGAAATTTTTTGGAATTCCTGAAGGCAATTATCACTGGAGACATATGACGACCATAATTGGTGCTGATATACATGAAAAGGCACTAGGGCCTGGATTTTTAATCAATTTTTTAAAAGTTAATCCCGGTTCTTATTTAATTACTACATCCGGTGGAGCGGAATATACTTCCCCTACTTTTGAGGGTACAAAAGCTATAGCATGCCCAATACCAACAACATCTTTTGTTACCATAGATAAAGATGGTTACAAAGATGTGTCGAAACCATTAGTAAAAGGGACATGTTGGAACAAACAACCTGACAGAACTATTAATTTTAGATATTATAATGTAGATAAAAATACACTCAGAACTATTTTGGTGAGAAAATACAATGAAAAGAATTTATCTTGTAATCACAATGGCGGTGTAGAAGATTGTGATACATTTAGAACAGATATTAGTACCTTTGTTAAAATATAATCAAACATTCTCTATGCGCCAGTAGCTCAGCGGATAGAGCAACAGCCTTCTAAGCTGTTGGCCAGAGGTTCGAATCCTCTCTGGCGCACCATCTCCAAACACCTAAATATCAATAGGAAAGCGGTAGGCCTACCTTAGTGATCCATTGAATAAACAATTGACGATGAGGGATCTAAATTTTAAATAGAGAAAGTTGGGTTTGAGTTGAGACACTATATTAGTAAAACAATATTTACGCCAATATATTTTATAAAAAAGGTTTTAATATTTTTAATAATATTACTTCCTGTGAGTATGTTCATCATGCAACTTACGGTAGTAAAAGCAGAAGAAGCGAGCGCAGATGAACTGAATAAAGCAAGGAACCAGTTAAAAACTGGAGAAGAGCCTCAGTTCACAGAAAGAGGATTTCCGAAAATATTAGATGATGATACATGGACTTCACAACTTATCTATGATACAATAGGCGCATGTTATCAAGGAACTATAAGATGGGTAGTATTAAGCAATCCATCTATTCTAGGTCAGATACCAAGCCCCATAGCACAAAGACAAATGGTCGAACATTGTTTTTGTGTAATGGATATGCTAAGAAAAGAACATAAAGTAAAGGAATACAAAAAAAAGGTTATTGATCCAGAATGGGGAGGAAATCTTTTTATGCTGAAAGCAATGGAATGCGTTGGAAAGTATGAAACTTTACCAAGTTTTTTTATGAAAATGCCGACACCAGATAATGAAACAAAAAAGGAACTTAAAAAAGATGAGGGAGCAGACAATTCTACTAATTCATTAAGAGAAGAGTCATTACCAGACCAAAACAAAGAATTAGAGAGAACCCCTCAAGAACCTAACACATTAAATTTTTAAGGAAAAGATGAACAAGCTCAAAAGAGTTATTTTGTTATGCTTTTCTATATTCATGTTCTCTAGTACTCTGGAAGCATCAGATATCACTACAGAAATAATTGAACAAGCGAGAGAATCAGTAGTATTATTACAAGTGAGCACAGTAAATAATCCAGGAATAACTACGCCTACGGCTACTTGTGCTGGAGCAGTGGTTACCAAAGAAGGATATATAGTAACAAATTATCATTGTGTTCATGACCAAAAAAGTATAAAATTATATTATTTTGATGATAATGATTGGGGAGATTATTCAGTAGAAGTTATAGGTATAGACCCTTTAGCTGATTTAGCCCTACTTAAAGTTCTCAATCGTAAAGGAAAAGATGTACCATTTCTAAAGTTTGCCCCACAAAATAACATAAGACTAGGAGAAGAAGTATTTGCACTTGGACATCCTATGGGAATGGTATTTAGTTTATCAAAGGGTATAATTTCTAGTACTGAAAGATATGCGAGACATCCCTATATTAAAGCACTTCAAACAGATGCTGCAATCAATAAAGGAAATTCCGGAGGCCCTCTTCTTAATTCAAAGGGTGAAATTGTTGGAATTAATTCATTACTTGTATCTAGAGGCAATTCTAATGCAGGAGTTGGTATAGCAATTAGGAGTGATATTGTTAGAAATTCAGTGGCTCAGATGATAACAACAGGTAAAGCTGATCGCCCTGCATTGGGAATAATGATTATTCCATTATGGGGAAAAAAATCACAACTAGATAAAATATCAAAAGATTTTCCTACAATTACTGTGACAATTCCAAATACATATGGATTGTTGATGAATGATGAAAAGTATGTAGATAAAACAATACCAAAAGGTTTACGGCCATGGGATACTATAATAGGGATAGATAATACATTTATAAATAATGGTGTTGAATTTTCAGACAAATTAATAAACTATCATATTGGTGATAGAATTAATGTTTCTATTATTCGAGATAAACGTTTTTTACGTATAAAAGATGTTCTTGTAAAAGTGCTGCATATAGATGTAGATAAAATGTATGGTGTGAATGCATTTAAACCAAAAATTGAAAAAAAACCATGAAGGAAAATTATGATAAGTATTAAAGTTTATGATAATAATTCAGTTAAAGCTATTTCAAAATTGAAAAGTATTTTAGTAAATGAAGGACTTTTTAAGGAATTAAAATCTAGAAAATATTATGCTAAGCCCTCTCTTAAAAAAAGAATGAAAAGTGATGAGGCAAGAAAACAAAAACAGCGAGATTTTAAACAAATGTTGAAATCTGCTGAAAGAGATCAAGAGATGGGGCGTGATTTTAAAAAATGACTTCATTAATTAGAAGAACATATTTAGAAGAATTGTGTGATTATCATCCAGTAACAGGTGATCCTTGGAGGCCTGTTACTATGGATGAGTATACATTTGAAGATGCATGTTATGCCAATTCATTTCATTGGTGGATGTGGGATATATTTGATGAACATTGTTCAAGTCATGAACAGATGGTGGAAGATGTTGAATATAAATTTGGAAATAAAATTGATATCAATACACCAATTAGGTTATGTTTTCCAATTAATAGAATAGCAAAATATAATACAAAAAAGGGTAAACAGTCGCTTGTTCCAGTATATCATATTCCAGCAGGTAGGCCATATGATCTTTCTATAACAAAAAAGAGAGCACAGATGGCTTATTCTGATTATTTAAGAGGGAATTGGACATTACATCAGGCCATGACAAGAAATAAATCAAGATGGCCGGCGATTGAAAGATATACAGATTATGAACCAGAGCGAAAGGTAAAGATAAAAGTTAAAGTAAAGGAAGCTTCGAATTTGGTTTTAAATGGTAGAACTTTAAAAGATGCACTTAAACTTACAAACTTGACAAAACAGACATTCTACAAGCATACCGGAGGCAGGAAGCTCCTTAGATCAAGTAATGAATCATTTAAAAGTTTTAACAGTTAAAAATCCATTCGCTTTTTTAATTTTAGCGGGGGTAAAAAAGTATGAGATTAGATCTTGGAATACAAAGTATCGAGGTCAATTATACATACATTCAGCTAAACAACCATCAAAAGAAAATTCTATATATTTAACAAATGGTATTGAAAGACTGAAACCCAATCATTTAGATTGGCATTTCATGACAACTCATGGTTCTTTATTAGGGAAAGTGGAACTTGTTAATATTTTAAGAATATCAGAACAAGTAACTGTAGAAGAGGCTAGTAAATGGGGCTGTTGTGACATAGACGAGAAAGATAAATATGCATGGGTATTTGAAAACCCTGAAATAGCAAATTTACCTATACAAATTAAAGGAAAATTGGGAATCTGGAATCTGGATACAGAGGAAGAAACTCAAACACAAGGAGAATAAGAATGGGATTAGTATCATCAACTATAAATGTGACAACTCAGAATGTGACAACAACATTCGCAACGACAGCGCTGCATGTACCATCATATGCAACAGGCAGTTTACCAGCAGGATTGGAAGGAGAAATCGTATATGATACGACTACTGAAACTCTGAAGGTGAAGACCTCTGCAGCTTGGATAACAGTTGGAACACAAACGTAAACAGATTTTAAAAATTTATAGTGAAGTTATAAAATGGTTAATCATAGTAGTGATGGCAATTTTAGTGGGTTGGCAATATATGGGAGATATTAATTTTCCTAAAATTACCCTAATCAACGCATTGGAGCTTGAACGTGATTTAGAAGCGTTTCAAAAGAATCTTCAAGATATAGAGACTCGTATAAAAAAGTCTGTAGATATATTAAATAAAAAACAAATGGAAGTTCAAGCACTTGAAGAGGAAGTTAAGGAAAAATTTGCTATTCGAGAGAGAGAATTAAGAACCCAAGTAAAAACAATTGAAACAAAACTTCAAAAACTGAGAAGTGAATTAAACTTTGGATTGCATAAAGTTGAGGGGGATGTTGCAAGATCAGTAGATGTAAAATTTAAAACTCTCTGGACAATGATTAACAGTAAGTAAAGATATTTCTTAGAATAATTAGAAAACATATATAGTGGTTAGATTTACTAATTATTTGGAGAGTACATGGATGTAGAAAAACAGTTCTATGAAATATTAATAAAATATTTAAATATTGAAGAAGAAGACATATTAATTACTACACGTTTAGAATCTTTGGAACCAGATTTTTTAGAACAAATGAAAATAAAAATACTATGTGAAGACAAATTTCATATAGAGATGGATGATGAGATATTTGAAAATAATTCTACAATCGAAGAAATAATTGAAGAACTTGAGGAGTTAATAGTTGACTAAGAAAAAAGAAGCTAAAAGAAAAGCCAGACAACGGCGAGTAAAAAAACAATTGAACCTGAATAGGATTCATGGGCAAGATTGTCCATGCTGCGAAAGGATAGACGATGATATGTTGGGGAGTGACACAGGGATCGCATGATGGTGCATTGTCAGTATTTAAAAATGATGAGTTATTATTTGCGACAGACGCTGAGCGGTTTTCTAGAAAGAAAAACGATCCTATAATTCCGCCCAATCTGATTGAGTATGTTGAAAAGAAATATGGTATTCCAGAGAAAGTATATTATTATGAAAATCCCATCTTTAAATCATTCAGAAGAACCTACGCAAAACAATCACCAATATTAGTCTTACCAAAATTTAAATATAAATTAACATATACAAGTCATCACTTATCACACGCCGCATATGGTTATTATACATCACCATTTGATGAATGTACAGTTTTAGTTATTGATGCAATAGGTGAATGGGACACTTTGACAACATGGCAAGCAAAGGGTGGGAAATTAAAAAGAAAGGGCCTTCATTGGAAATATCCTAAATCACTTGGTTTATTTTATTCTGCGATGACTCAAGCGGCGGGGTGGAAACCAAATGAAGAAGAATATATTATGATGGGAGCGGCACCACTTGGTAATATTACTCCTGGGGGATATAGAAAAATAAGAAAATTGTGGGATGACAATTTTAACTTTCATAGAGGTGTGAAATTAAATGGATTGGGTAAACTGCAGATCTCAGCGTGTGCTCAATCAGTATATGAAGGTATTCTTTGGGACATAGTTAAAAATATACAGGGCAATTTGGTATTTGTTGGTGGATGTGCATTAAATGTAAAAGCAAATTCTCAATTAGAGCATTGTAATGTATACATACCACCAAATCCTGGTGATGCTGGTTCAGCGGTTGGATGCGTATTAGCGAGAACAGAAAAGAAGATAGATCCATCACCCTATATTGGATATGAATTAAGAGGTGAATATCCAACAAAAGAGATAGTGAAAACGTTAAAAAATAGCAAAATAGTAGGTGTGGCAAAAGGAAGGGCAGAGTTTGGTCCACGAGCTTTAGGTAATCGTAGTTTGTTAGCAGATCCTTCAATAGTAGACATTAAAGATAGGGTAAATAGAATTAAGGGTAGAGAAGAATTTAGACCATTTGCCCCAATGATATTGAAAGAAGATGTTAATGAATATTTTCAAGGAAATGTTTTTTCGACATATATGAATTCAACATATAATGCTAAATCTAGAACAAAAGTACAGTTTCCTGGAGTGGTTCATGATGATGGTACTTCAAGATTACAGATAGTTGAAAATGATCCCCATAGGACATTATTGAAAGAATGGAAAGCAGAAACTGGTTGTCCTATGATATTGAATACATCACTCAATCTTAAAGGTGAACCCATTGTTAATGATGAATATGATGTTAAGAAATTTGAACAAAATACTGGGCTTAAAGTATTGTAAAACTTGACTTTTCCGAAAAACCCTGATATAATATAAGTAGTAAATGAGAAAAGTCATGAATAGATTATTAATTATACCACTTATATTTTTAGTTGGATGTACGGCTACAACAGGAGGGCCGTGGAATAAACAGGCAGATATTAAGTCTTGGTCAATACAGAAACAAAATACTGCATATCGTTTTGAAGTCCGTCCTGGAGATGGTTGGGGAGATGGGTTCAAAAAGAGTTCTCGTGCAGAATTAAGTGAGAAATGGAATGCTCCTCTTAATCATGAAACGTGGTATGGAATGAGTATTTTTATTCCTAAAGATATTCAACCTATTTTAAAACGACTTGTTATTGGGCAGTGGCATGGAACAAGCCATATGATAAATGGAGATAAAGTGTGGTGTGATCGACCTTCGGTTTTATCAAATGAACTTCATCTAACTAAAACTTTTCAAATTATAGTTCGTTATGAAACTGAAAAAAGATGTGCTCCCAATTCTCCTGACTCCACATCACATGTGAAAAGAAAATTTTATAATTTAACAAATTTCACTCTTGGAGAATGGAATGATCTTATATATCAAGTGCGTTGGAGTACAGAAGATGATGGATATTTGAATGTGTGGTTAAATGGTGAACAAGTAGTAGCGTATAGGGGGCCTATTGGTTATTTTGATCCAAAGGGGCCTTATTTCAAATATGGTATTTATCGTTATAGGTCTGAAAAGAATACTCATATTGTTTATTTCGATTCTTATAGAAGGGGAGCTAGTTATGAAGATATTGCTCCA